CAGCAAGCTCGGACTTTATTGGAAGCGTTGATAATATTTCAGTTAAAAGCGTCGAAACTTTCTCCAACAACAACCACGGTAAGATATACTCTGGTCGAGCGTTAGAGTTCGATGGGGTTACGGATTACTTCCAGAATAATAGAGGAGCTGGTTTGGCTGGGGTTAATGGTTTCGCCAACGGAGTTCCCTGGACTTTTGCTTGTTGGATGTATTTTGACAGCGCTGGAGATGGCGAGGATCACTTTGTTGGCCACGACTTGACGACTCAGAATCATTTAACGTTTAATCACTCAGGCAATATACTAAGGTTTAGAGATAATAGCGCGGATTATTATACGTTCTCAAGCACATCTTTAAACGAGGATACGTGGTATAGAATTGTTGTAACCACTGATGGTACAAAGTTAACAGCATATGCTAACGGCGTTGTTTATGGAACTATAGAGGCTAATCAAGCTAATGTAGCTGCGGATGATAACTTCGATAATACCACTATGGAATTTTCAGGTTGGGGGTGCCCTTATTCCTCCGGCGGTAATCGAGCAGGGCATTTCATGGGTATGATGTCCGATGGTCAAGTTTGGGATGCTATCTGGTCCGCAGACGATGCCGCCTACGACTACGCCAACCCAGAGTCTTTAGCGTTAAACGCTAGCGGTACAGCTTTAACCGAGGCTAACCTTAAGATCTGGTACCCGATGCAAGATGGTCACAGAGGCCAGCAGTCGTATATTTTAGATGGGGCGAATACTGGACTTGCAGATACTATAGTTACTAATGGAACGTTCACTGGAATTACACAAAGTGAAGGCGTAACAGGTAGCGAGTGGCAAACAGGAGGGATAACATCTAATGGATGGACCATATCTGGTGGTAAAGCAACGGCTAGTTGGCTCTCGTCCTCATCAATCCAGTTAAATCAAACTATATCTGTTGTAGCCGGTGGATCATATAAAATAAGTATCACGATAGAGGATTACGTTCGTGGACAGTTACAAGTACAGTTTGGCTCTCAAGCTTTTGCAAGCAATAACATTAGTGCTAACGGAACATTCACTTACTATGTTAATTCAACTGGGGCAGGAGATCAGGCACTACGGTTATATGGTATAAATACATCACAATTTTCTATCGCGGACATCTCAATCCAACCCATCAACGACAAACACCACGCGACAACGGTGTTTTATGGGGATCCAGAATTAAGCGATCATCTTATAGCTGCTCAGAAAACTGATTTAGTCGATAACCTTGATTCCTCTGATGACATTATGGTATTCGCAGACGCTGTTACAGATGGTTGCGACGGGACTTTAGGTAGTGAAGTTATTACAGGTAGCGGGGATAGGGGGATGGATGGTTCGTCTGTTTGGACAGAGGGAACTGGTTGGGCAGTCCAAACCGGAACACCGGGTAAGGCTGTAAAAACTGGTGGTGGCGCGGAAAGTCTTTGCACGCATACTGGTACTGGTGCGGCGGTAGCAAATAGGTGGTATAAAGTTCAGTATATAACTGATAGTATCGCTCAAGAAGATGGCGCTGGAGCTAGCGCAGGGTTTAATGTAAACTTTGGAAGTAGCGATGGTTTACCAATATCTACTGCTAATGGAGTTCACTCTAGGTTAATATATACTAGTGATACAGATAAGTTAGTTTTAAACGCAAACGCGAATACAAATATCATCATTGATGACGTAAGTGTAAAACTAGCAGATGGATGGGTGATATGTGAAAACCATGTAAACGGCGCTGCTACATGCGACGGTTTAGCGACAGGTGGCACTATGACGTTTGTAAACACAGATACTGGAGAGAATGGCCGTATTGCACTACCTATAACAGCAACAACAGGTAAAACGTATAGAGTAAAGGCAGATTGTATAGACAGTTCTTCACAAACAATGAAATTAGGTTTAAGTGGCACTTGTTTCGCAACTAGCACTGATGCCGATCCTACTTTCGGAAGTGCTATTACGGTAGGTAATACTGGTTATTCTAATGAGGTTGTGTGTGTGAATGGGACACTATGTATATATGTAGAAAATAATGTAACTACTGAGGACACAAAAGTAGTATTTGATAACTTAACAGTACAAGAAGTCGGTACAGCTTCAGGTTGGACAGACGCGGATCAACAGTTAGATATCGCGCAACCAGCTTTGCAGTCGTATAACGAACTCGCTTGGTTTGGTGGTGTAACTGATGCCGTAAATTGCACTTCAGGCACCTCTATAGACGATGTCTTTGATTCAGGTGGAACTTTTAGTGCGTGGATTTACGCAAATAAACTCGGGGATAGTGATTTTCCTAGGATATTTGACAAAAGTCAAAATATGCTCTATCTAAAAACAGAATCCGGGGAGACGTCTAAGCTAGCTTTTCAAAGCGTAAACAGTGGTGATAATACGGAATTTACAACTACAAATTATGATATTGAGTTTGGGCAATGGCAGCACGTTGCTATAACTTACAATGCTAGCTCTCCAGGTACCACGCCTGTTGCGTACGTAAACGGTGTTGAAGTTGCCATTTCGTCATATACCCCAGGCACGTCAACAAGAACATCCGATGCGAGTGATGTTCTGTATATTGGAAACAACGCAGCCGGGACTAGAGGCTTTAGTGGTTGTATTACCGAGGCTTCTTTTTGGGAAGAAATTTTAACTGCAACAGAAATTCTAGAGCTATATAACGAAGGTAAAGCTTTAGATGCAACAGCTCATTCTCAAGCAGATGAGTTAAAAGCTTACTGGAGAAACAACGGTTTGTCTACTTGGACAGATTTAGCTGGTAACTCAAACGACGGCACCGTGAACAATCTCACCGAAACCCTACTAATCCCACAAGGTGTAGACGGATCGAGAGACGCGCAAGGGTTTATTATGAATAAAGCTAGGAATACGAGTAGTTTGAATATGACTAAAAAGTTTGGCGCGACATCAGTTGATGTAGACGGATATGTGGATTTAGGTAGCACTAGGACTGTAGCTGACGGAGATGCTTTTAGTTTATGCGTATGGTTAAAACCTGATGACCTTGACTCTAACAACTACTTTATTGGTGGAGGCGCAGAAGATTGGATTAAAATACAGAGCTCCACTACAATATTAGTGGGGGCCACTAGTATAACTGATACTTTCACGATAGATGCTATTGCGGCTAAAGAGTGGGTGCATGTAGCAATAGTTAAAAAAGCTAATGACGTGGGTAACATATATATAAACGGTGACGTGATGGTTTCAACTATAGATTTCGCTGACAAAGCTTTTGATTACAGACATCTCGGAGCGCGACAGACAGACGCATACACTTTCAGAGGTCAAGTTGATGGAATGTTGATATATGACGATGAGTTAACAGGACCGGAAGTACTAAGAAATTACAAAGCTACAAAAGGTAGTCACAGAAACTAAATAGAATGGCACATTACGAATTATATATATGCTTAAGGAAAGCGGATTACGAGTCTGCGGTACCTAGCGTGTTACAACCTAAACTTGGTTGGAATAACTACACGTACGAAGCAGATGGAGAGACTATAAAAACTACAACGGCTTATACGCCAACTTGGAAAGAAGCTGCGTTTAAAGGTAAACTAGGAGCTCCTAGAGAGAGTTTAGACGGAAACTTGATTATAGTTAAAGGAGAGTTTAGTTTACTTACAGGAGAATTATCAGCTATTATAGCTCTAGGTAACGGACTTACGTATCCGAATAACTCGGTGTTAACAAAGACAGAAGCACAAACATTAGTCTCAGGTGAATTATTCTCTGAGGCAACAGAGTAAATAAAAACAATTTAATTTAATTTAATTATGGGTAAAAAGAAAAAAGAAAAAGTAATAGACTTGAAGCCAGAGAAGATCTCTGACGATCAGCTAAAAAGTGTACAGAATGTTGTAAGCGCTATAAACAACCTGCACGCAGACATAGGAAAATTAGAAGCTCAAAAACATAACGTATTACACACGCTTGCTCAAGGTAACGACCAGCTTAATGCTATACAAGAAGAGATGCGTAAAGAATACGGAGACATTGATATCAATATCCAAGACGGATCTATTAGATACAAAGATGAGCCATCTGATTCGTAAGATCACGATAGGTAAAGACTACAAGAATGACTCCATGCACTATGCTGTAGGGCAAGAAGTGTATGGAGGTCATACTATTTGCGATATATTAGAGGAGGATGATAAGTACTCTATATATATCCGAAAGAATAAAGCGGTTATACCTTGGAAAGATTTTAACAAGAACATGGCTATATCAGTTGAGTATAATCTTGAGTACTGATGGATTCAGTCTACAACTATATTGTTGAGCCTCTAGGTGATAGGTATAACAATAGCACAAAAGTTGGAGACAAGGAGTTAATATTAAATACTGAGATATACAATCATCAGTATGTAAACAGAGAGGCGCGGATTTTATCTGTACCTCGAGCTGGAGCTCCTTTAAATCCTCGCGTGGGAGATATAGTTACTCTACACCATAACGTCTTCCGAAGATGGCATGACGTAAAAGGTAAAGAAAGAAATAGTAGATCCTTCCTTGAAGAAAGTAAGTATCTAGTAGCAAGAGATCAAATATACTTATATAAAAGAGAGGGTGGAGATTGGACTTGTCCTAAGGGATATTGTTTTGTTCAACCTCTTCAGTCTATAGATGAATTTGACACTGAAACAGAGAGACCTTTAATGGGTGTTGTCAGGTATACTGATGGCACAGTGGAAAAGGGTGATCTAATTGGATTTAGACCTAGCAGTGAATTTGAATTTATCGTCGATAATCAGAAGCTATATAGAGTATTATCTAATTTTATTACAATCAAATATGAACATCAAGGAGACGAAGAAGAGTATAATCCAGGCTGGGCACAAAGCGGTTGAAGAGTTAATCAAAGTAGCTAAAGAAGCTATCGTTGATTCCGGTGATGATATCACCGCGGACAGACTTAAGAACGCTGCTGCTACAAAAAAGCTTGCTATCTTCGATGCTTTTGAGATACTAAACAGAATCCAAGAAGAGGAGAATCTACTTGAAGGTCGAGAGATTGAAAAGAAAGAAAGCTCTTTCAAGGGTTTTGCTGAGACACGATCTAGGTAATGTACGAACAGACATTATTAAAAATAATAGAACCTATAAAGAAAACCACTTTAACTAGGTTAAACCGAGGTAAGAAGTGGAAGTATGGTTACGATAAAGATCACGATATCGTGGTATTGTCTAAGACTGGTGTTATAGGTGAAATATATGATATACAGGGTTTTAAGGTGGCTCTACCTAAACCTACTAAGGTCTTTAAACACGAAGATAACAAGTGGGGCAAGATAGAGCAACCTAAGGAGTTGAGCCGTTTAAAAACTATATTCGACTGGAGAAACTATCCAGACGAGCAAAAAGAGAAGTGGCACGACTATATAGACGAAGAGTTCAGGCGTAGAGACGAAGGGTTTTGGTTTACTAATGACGGTAAACCGACATACATAACCGGTAGTCACTATATGTATCTTCAATGGAGTAAAATTGACGTGGGTGCACCAGACTTTAGAGAGGCCAATCGGCTGTTCTTTATATTCTGGGAAGCCTGCAAGGCAGATAAGAGATGCTATGGAATGTGCTACCTTAAGAACCGTCGTTCAGGTTTTTCTTTTATGTCCTCTGCAGAAACAGTTAACTTAGCCACTATATCGAGTGATAGTAGATATGGGATCTTATCTAAGTCTGGTGCCGATGCGAAGAAAATGTTTACAGATAAAGTGGTACCTATATCAATTAATTACCCTTTCTTCTTTAAACCTATACAGGATGGTATGGATCGTCCAAAATCTGAGTTGGCATATCGAGTACCTTCTACTAAGTTTACTCGTAAGAAAATTCAGAGTAATGAGAAGCTAGAGGAACTCGCTGGTCTTGACACAACGATTGACTGGAAGAATACTGGGGATAACAGCTATGACGGTGAAAAGCTAAGCCTGTTGGTTCATGATGAGAGTGGTAAGTGGGAGAGACCTGATAATATATTAAATAACTGGCGAGTAACAAAGACTTGCTTAAGACTTGGAAGTAGAATTGTAGGGAAATGCCTTATGGGTTCCACTTCAAATGCATTAGACAAAGGAGGTAGTAACTTTAAAAAATTATTCAATGACTCAGATGTTTCTAGGCGAAACCGTAATGGACAAACAAAGTCTGGGCTTTATTCTCTCTTTATCCCAATGGAATGGAACTATGAGGGATTTATTGATGGATTCGGACTTCCAGTCTTTGATAATCCATGTGATGGAGAACGATTGGGACCAGACGGTGAATTAATAGATATAGGTGTTATAGATAGTTGGGAGAACGAAGCGGATGGTTTAAAAGATGATCCAGATGCTTTAAATGAATTCTACCGACAGTTTCCTAGAACTACGGAACATGCTTTCAGGGATGAGAGCAAAAATAGTATCTTTAATTTAATGAAGATATACGAACAGATAGATTACAACGAAGGTAGTAGACACGCCGCTCATACTACTACTGGTAGTTTTGGATGGGTGAATGGTATTAAAGATTCTAAAGTAATTTTTCATCCAGATCCAGGTGGAAGATTTAAAGTTAGTTGGGTTCCTCCAGCTCATCTACAGAACAAACAAATAATAAAAAATGGTATTAAGTTTCCAGCTAATGAACATATCGGAGCATTTGGATGTGATAGTTACGACATTAGCGGTACTGTTGATGGTAAGGGTTCTAAAGGATCGCTTCACGGATTAACGAAGTTTTCTATGGAAGATGCTCCTTCGAGTACATTTTTCCTAGAGTATATAGCAAGACCCCAAACCGCAGAGATGTTTTTTGAAGACGTGTTAATGGCATTGGTGTTTTACGGTATGCCGCTACTCGCAGAGAATAATAAACCTAGATTGTTGTATTATTTACGCCGAAGAGGTTATAGAGGATATAGTATGAACAGACCAGATAAAATTTGGAAGAAGTTATCAACCGCTGAAAAAGAAGTGGGTGGTATACCGAACTCAAGTGAAGATATTAAACAGGCTCATGCCTCAGCCATAGAGATGTACATACAACAGCACGTAGGACATCTAGGTGAAGGTAATTACGGTACCGTTTATTTTAACGAACTACTGAATGACTGGGCTAGGTTTGATATAAATAAAAGAACTAAGCATGACGCTTCTATAAGTTCCGGGTTAGCTATTATGGCTTGCAATAGACATTTATACGCACCAAATGCTAAAGTCGAAAAGCAACCACTAGGATTGAATATAGTGAAATATGATAATAAAGGATTTAACTCCCAGATAATAAAATAACATGGCTGAGTCAGTATATGTAAATTTCCCTTCTCAAGCGGTTCCT